GGTATAACGCTGGTGGTTCGGGTTTTCCCTTACAACGCATTCAAGGTGCAGTGAATGACATTGGTTGCGCTGCAACATTCTCTGTGGCCAAGCTAGACAACTCAATCTTTTGGCTGGGTTCTGACGCACGAGGCCAAGGTGTCGTTTACAAAGCAAACGGGTACAACGGCCAGCGAATCAGCACACACGCTGTCGAATGGCAGATCCAGCAATACTCAACCATCTCGGACGCTGTTGGTTACAGCTATCAGCAAGATGGCCACATCTTTTATGTTCTAAGTTTTCCAACGGCACAGGCCACTTGGGTGTATGACGCATCCACACAAGCCTGGCATGAGCGTGCTGGATTTTCAAACGGCAAACTGACCCAGCACCGGGGTAACTGCCAGACGTTTTTTAACAACGCAAATGTTGTTGGTGATTACCTCAATGGTAACATATATGACTACGACTTAACTGTTTACTCCGACGGCATTTACCCGCAAAAGTGGATTCGGTCCTGGCGTGCATTGCCCACTGGCGAAAATACTTTGGTTAGGACTAATCAGCATAGTCTGCAACTTGACATTGAAGCGGGTAGCGGGTTGAACCTTGGGCAAGGCAGTGACCCACAGGTCATGCTTCGCTGGTCGGATGATGCTGGCCACACTTGGTCCAACGAGTATTGGATGTCGATTGGCAAGATTGGTGAATACGGTAAACGAGTGATCTGGCGTCGACTTGGCATGACCATTAAGCTGCGGGACCGCGTTTATGAGGTTTCTGGCACTGACCCCGTAAAAATTTCGATCATGGGCGCAAAACTCGTAGTGGCGGCCACAAATGCCTGATAGCATACAAATCCCAGCCGCCAGGGTTGAGATTACTGAGCCTAATACTAATCTGATGGCCCGGTCGTGGTATCGCTTTTTGAATGCTGTCTCTGGGCTTTTGACTGTAAATGGTTCATTTTATGACACCACCACCCAAACGGCATCAGCCAACACGCCCAAAGCAATCACATTAAACACGACTGCAATTGGCCAAAACATCGCCCTTGGCACGACAACTTCGCAAATTGTTGTTACAAACGCCGGGACATACAGCATTACTTTCAGCATCCAATTAAATAACTCATCAACAACTGTTACAGACGATGTGGTGGCCTGGTTAAAATTGGACGGCTCGGATGTTCCATATTCGGCAAGCTGGATTACTGTTCCGGTCAAACATTCTGGAATTAATGGAAGTGCGATATTGACTGTTAATCTGTCTCAACCAATTGGCGCATATGGTTATGTTCAGATTTATTGGATGACAGTTAACGGCACCACAAGCGTTCAAACTGTTTCGTCAAGTACGTCACCAGCATACCCCGCATCGCCGGGAATCATTGTCACTTTGGCTCAAATCGTATAGGATTGACCTATGGCTTATATCATCTCATCTTTTGCTGGCGCAGGGCCTCAATTCTTCACCAATGGCGGTGCGCCGCTTAATGGTGGATTGATCTATACCTATGCAGCAGGTACCACAACCCCAGCCACGACCTATACAGATGGCACCACGGGTACTGCCAACTCCAACCCCATCGTGCTGGATTCATCAGGCCGCACGCCTAATGAAATTTGGCTAAACAGTGGGGTGCTGTATAAGTTTGTTCTGAAAGACTCAACGGGTTCTCAGATCGGTAGTTACGACAATATCACGGGTATTAATGATCCAAAGATTTTTAACAACATCATTACGGTCACCGGCACCAACACAATCGTTGGCACCTCTGTCCCACCGATCACGGGTTATGTAACGGGCAACACTTACAGCTTTGTAGTGGCCGCAACTAACACCGATGTGGTGACGCTGAACATTGATGGCCAAGGTGCCAAAAGCATCAACTTGAGCGGTGGCTCGGCTGTTGTGCCGGGCGAACTGACAGTTGGCAGCATGGTGCTGGTCGAGTATGACGGCACCAGGTTCCAACTGCTGGCCAACTCCAGCCAGCGATCAATTGGTGTGGTCACAGGCACCACTGCTGCTCGACCTGCCACGGGCGTGCCAGGCATGATGCGCCTGAACACTGACACCAACAAGTTTGAAGGCTACAACAACTCGGCATGGACCGGGGTTGGTGGTGGCGCAACTGGTGGTGGAGCTGACGCAGTGTTTGTTGAGAATGGCAAAGTCGTGACGACCAACTACACGATCACGTCCACCAACAATGCCATGAGTACGGGTCCAATTACCATCAATACTGGTATCACCGTCACTGTCCCCACGGGTTGCCGTTGGGCCATTATTTAAGGATCGACAATGACAGTCTCTATTGACGGAACCGCAGGGATTACGACCCCTGCCGTAACTACTTCAGGAATTGATGAAGCGGCGACCCAGACTCAGGGTGGTGTGGCAATGCCACGCATGGTATTAAGTACAACTCAAAATACCACCAGTGGTGCATCAATTGATTTTATTACTATCCCAGTTTGGGTAAAACGAATTACATTGATGTTTAACGGTGTAAGCACTACTGGAACCAGTATCCCAATGATTCAACTTGGTTCTGGTTCAGTTCAAACAACCGGGTACAACTCAGCAGGTTCTGTAATTATTAGCAGTGCGGCATCATCTAATTCAACTACTGGATTTTTAACTTCTGGTGGTGTATCCGATGGATCAGGAACAACCCGTCACGGCATGGCAATCCTTTCGGTAATGGGTGGAAACGTCTGGACATTTCAAAGCGTATTGGGTGCCAGTGATTCAGCAGCCACCCGTCTTGGCGGTGGCTCGGTGACTCTTTCGGGCGCTATTGATCGTCTGCGATTAACGACAGTTGGGGGTTCTGAAACCTTCGACGCCGGGTCTGTCAACATTCTGTACGAGGGCTAATCCATGAGCCAAACAATTATTACGGCAGGCGATGCCAGTTCAGGTCTGGTGCAAGCGGCTGGTAACGATGGCACTTTGGTGTTGCAGTCTGGTGCTGCTGGTGCCAAGGTTAACGCTGTAAGTTTGGATGCCACGGGAAAAATGAGTTTGACAGGTCAAACTGTGTCTTCGTCATCTACAAACACGGTGACTAATAAAGTGGCGATTGTGATTAACGGCACAACGTACTATTTGCTCGCCTCGACCTCGGGAACATAAAATGACCACAGCACTCTCAGATCAAGGCATTCAATTCGCCAGCGGCAACATTGTTGACCTGCGCACGTCGTACCCGACTAGCGGCACGTTCACCGCAGGTGATATCGTGTTTGAGTCCTCGACGGCTGGGCGCATCTCTGGCTGGAAACGGCTGACAACCAGCGCCAACAATGTTTTGGGTACTGACTGGCTGTATTTTACCGAGCTGACTTTGGCCACCACTCAAGCTACCACTTCGGGCACGTCAATTGACTTTACCGGCATCCCAAGCTGGGTGAAGCGAATTACTGTAATGCTCAATGGTGTAAGTACAAACGGAACTTCTGATCTGATTGTTCAAATTGGTTCTGGGTCAATTGACACTTCTGGATACAGTTCAGCCACAATGCGCGTTTCCGCCTCTGCAACTTTTACCACAGGTTTTGGCATTACTGGTGGCGCAAATTCAGCATCTGTTATTTTAGGTGGAGCGGTTCAATTATTGACAATTGGCTCAAACATTTGGGTGGCATCTGGTGCAACAGGCAGTTCAAGCGCAGGTACGTCATACCCAATTGGTGGATATAAATCTGCTCTTTCTGGCACCCTGGACCGCCTGCGCCTTACGACAGTCGGCGGCACTGATGCTTTTGACGCTGGTAGCGTAAACATCATGTATGAGGGTTGATTGATATCTCGACTTTTAACTGATGCCGTGTGGCAGACCATCAAGGACTATCACAAGGATACAAAAAGCCGAGAATTGACGGGTGACCATCGTAATGTTATTGAACAAAACATGGACATTCACCCGTTTGATGGGGGCGTGTTTATCGCCATAGGAAATGAGTTTGATTTGTTTGTTGTCCCAGAGAAGCGGGGACGCTGGCGAATCAGGACAGAGATTGGGAACTACTTGCACCAGATGGGAAAGTCTCATAGTACAATTGTTGTACGGATCAATGAGAATAATTCCCCATCGTTGCGTCTGGCTGAACACTTTGGTTTCAAGGAAGTAAGCCGGGAAAACGGAATAATTCGATTGGAGAAGCGAAATGGGTGATATTGTCAATGCTGGGTTAGATGCGTTTGGCATGGGGCCAGCGAGCAAGCAAGCCGACGCTGTAAAAAGCGCAGCCAATGCTTCTGCTAATGCTTCTCGATATGCTGCCGATGTTCAAAATCAACAGTATCAGCAGACCCGTCAAGATCAGATGCCGTGGATGCAGGCTGGTCAAACTGCCCTCAATGCACTAATTCCATTAGCTACAAACTATCAACAGTTTGGGATGGATCAGTTTCAGCAAGACCCGGGTTACGCATTCCGATTAAGCGAGGGTAATAAGGCACTGAATCAAAATGCCGCAGCTCGTGGTGGTTTGATCTCTGGTAACGCGCTCAAGGCGGCCCAGGCTTACGGTCAAAACATGGGTTCTCAAGAATACCAAAACGCATTTAATCGTTATCAGACTGAGCGCAATGCTGCCCTAAACCCGTTACAAAGTTTGGCTGGTGTTGGCCAATCGTCAGCTAATTATCTGGGCACTGCTGGTGCAGCAAATGCCGCAAACATTGGCAACATTGCAATGACTAACGGTGCAAACCAAGGCAACGCATTGATTGCTGGTGGCAACATCGCAGCAAGCCAATACGGCAACATGGGTAGCGCACTGAACACCGCACTCAACACCAACTGGAGCAAAGTTGGCCAACAGTTTGGATTTGGTGGTTCATCTTCTCAACCATACGCCGGGTATAACTCAGAAGTGGGGCTTTGATCATGGCTGGAATCATCGACTATGGACTGGTCAACCCCAACTTGACCAACGCATTTTCTGGAGGCTATAACCAAGCCGAACAGAATCGCAATGCTTTGCTTCAGCAGCAACAAGCTCGTCAGATGGCAGAACTTCAATTGCGTGGTGCGAATCGTGAAGAACAAAATGCACTTGCTGAATCCGAGGCTTATAAACAAGCTGGTGGGGATTACAACAAACTGCAACAAAACCTGATGGCTGGCGGTCTTGGTAAACAATCTCTTGCTGTGGGTGCACAAATCCAAAAAATGGATGCAGATAGGTTGTCCAAATTAAAGACTCAGACAGAGCTGATGGGCCATACTGCAACTCACATCATGGCAAACCCAACGCTGGAAAATGCGCTCAACAGCACCCAGTTGTTTGGAAAGCAAACAGGTGCTGATGTTTCTGCCGATGTTGCGCAGTTGCAACAAATTGGCAATAACCCTGAAGCACTTCGTCAATGGGCTGCTGGTCATGCTTTGAAAGCGGAAAACTTGTTGCCAAAGTTTGAACAAGTTGCAATGCCTGGTGGTGGTAAACAACTAGGAACAGTAAATCCTGTTACTGGCAAAATGGATGTTAATCAAACCATTGCGCCAGAAATGACGCCGTATGAGAAACAGCGCCTCAGCCAAGAAAACCGCCGTATCAATTTGTCTGAAAACGAAGCAACTTTGAAACGCGAAGGCATTGAGGGCATCTCTCCTAAAGAAATGCAAAAGCGTGAAGCGACTTTACCGCAAGCTACATCGACTATTAAAGGCTTTGAAAACAAATCAGATACGTTTATCAAAGACTTGAAAGCCTTGCGTAATCATCCCGGCTTGTCTCAGATTACTGGTCTTGTTGCTGGGCGTGTACCAGCTATTACCTCAGAAGGCCGTGCAGCTCAAGCGTTGTACGACAAAGTTGTGGCCAAGGGTGGCTTCCAAGCACTCCAAGACCTTCGTGATGCGTCTAAAACTGGTGGTGCTTTGGGTAATGTGTCAAACCAAGAAGGTAAACAGCTTACCGCATCGTTTGCCGCAATTAGCCGGATTCAAGATGCCAAAGATGTGCAAGCGGCTATTGATGATGCAATTGGCAACATTGAGGGCGCCAAAACTCGTATGCGTGAAGCATATGACGCAACGTATTCATACAAAAACAAACAAAGCGAGGCAGGAAAACCTGCTACTTCTGCTGCTCCGACTAGCATTGACGCGCTGCTTAACAAGTACAAATAATCATGGCTACTCTCGATCAACTCAGTGCAGCATTGGTTAAAGCGGATGCCGCAGGAAATGTTGAGGATGCGAGAGCATTCGCAAATGAAATTCGACGCTTGAGATCGACTGAAACAGCACCTGCACAAGTAACACAGCCCAACGGCATCCCCGGCCAGCGCAAAGAACCCACGACTGCTGAAAAGATTATGGGATCGGCGCCAGTGCGCTTTGCCCTTGGTGCAGCCGAACCCTTGGTTGGCGCATTCCAATTAGGTGCGAATGTAGGTGATGTAATTTCTGAAAAGCTCGGCAATGAACCATTTGTCGGGCAGGGTGTGCGCGACTGGTGGAAGCAAGTTCAAGAGATGAAGCGTGCAGGCATGGCGCCCGATGCTTTAGATATTGCCGGTGGTGTTGGCAATGTAGCGATGGGTCTGGGTGGCGGTGCCATTCCTGCAACTGTCAAAGGCAAAATAGCGCAAGGTGCTGCCACGGGTGCAGCCTATGGTGCAGCGCAACCTGGCGCAACAGCTTCAGAAAATGTCTCAAATGCCGCCACAGGCGCAGTTGCCGGTGCAGTAGCACCATTTGTAATCCCAGCAGCAGCAAAGGCCGCAGGATGGATTTGGGACGCTGCTGGCGGCAAGTTGGTACAAGTAAATGCTGGCAAAATCATGCGCACGATTGCTGGTCCTGAGTTGGACAAAATTCGTGCGTTGGCAAGTGCCGCTCCAGCAAACCTGACAGCAGCCCAAGCTACGGCTCCCGCCAATCGAGATATGTTGGCAGCAATGGGAGAGCGTGCTGCAAAACGCGATGTTACAAACTATTTTTCCGATATAGCAAGGTCCCAAGAATCTGGGCGTCAAAACGCATTAGCTGCTGTCACTCCTGATCTAAATGCTGCTGTATTTGCACGAGCTGCGGCATCGCAACCTTTGTATGCTGCTGCAACCAAAGGAACCACACCTGTGGATACTTCTGGGTTGGTTCAACAAGTCACAGGTTTGCTTGAAAAGAATCCTGGTAATCCAGAACTGGTGGCTGCATTAGGCAGAGTTAAGACGGGCCTTGAGGCAAGTACGAATGCTGAACAAGTGTCGTCTGTGCTTGATGGTCTTAAAACTGCTATCGCATCAAAAGACAATAAGTTCATTGTCAAAAATCTTGCCGATGTAAAAAACACAATTGAGTCTGCTTTGCCCGGTTATATGACCGCTCAAAAAGTATTTGCGGCAGGTTCTAAGGCAGTTAACCAAGCAACTTTGTTAAATGAGATGCAAAGTGTTGCAGCTCGACCGGGTGGTGGTGAGCGCGTTACCCCATTCCTCAATGCTTTGGGTCGTGGTGAAGAGTCATTGATCAAGCGTACAACTGGTCAGCCTAGGTTTACAGGAATTGAAGAAGTATTGACCCCTAAACAATTAGGTGTTGTGGAAGATATTGCATCACAGTACACTCGTGATTTACAACTGGCTGCAAACGCTGCCAAAGGTAAAGGTGGTTTGGGCGTAGTTCTCGGTGAAACTAAATCAAATGTTGAATTGCCCCCGTCGATTGGTTTTGTTACTCGTTTTACCAACAAGTTTTTGAGTTTGGTTGAAGGCAAGGTTAACAGCGAAACCCAAAAAGCTCTTGAGAATGGGATGCGTTCGGGCAAAGATTTGACTGCGCTTATTGATACATTGCCCACAGTCGAGCGCAACAAGGTTTTGAAGTTTATGGCAACTTCGCCAACACTTAGAAAAGTATCAACTGTTGGTGCCGTCAATGCACTAGCGCCATCGTCTACAAACCAAAACGCAATGACGGAGCAGTAAAATGGATTTTGAATCACCCGAAATCGACCCGGTGGGGTACGGTGTCTTGTGGCAAAAAGTCCAAGATATGTCCAAAAAGGTTGACAAGTTGGAAACCAACATTGAGGAGCTTTTGGCTTTAGCCAATAAAGGTCGGGGTGGTTTGTGGTTTGGCATGACGGTTGTTTCTGCTGGTTCAGCACTTGTAGGGTATGTTTTAAGTATTTGGAAACACTAATGTATAAACTCGGACCCGCATCACTGACCAAGCTCAGAGGAGTTCACCCAGACCTTGTAAAAGTGGTCATGCGTGCCATTCAGCTTAGTACCACAGACTTTACGGTACTCGAGGGGTTGAGAGCTATTGAGCGTCAAAAGGCACTTGTGGAAGCTGGCGCCAGTCACACCATGAACAGTCGCCATTTAGACGGGCACGCCGTCGATCTGGGTGCTTGGGTGGATAGCCGGGTTGATTGGTCTTGGCCACTGTACGCCAAGATTGCAGGCGCTATGAAACTGGCGGCTGCTGAACTAGACATCCCTCTCGAATGGGGCGGGGATTGGAAAACTTTGAAAGACGGTCCCCATTTTCAATTACCTTTTAAGGAATATCCATGAACATGACCATGAGTACCATTTTTACCGCACTCTTGCGCCACCTGTTAACCACTGCTGGCGGTGGCTTTCTGGTAACCTGGGGGTTGAGCGGCACCACCCTTGACGCCGTTATTGGCGCTGTGTCCACCTTGGCAGGTGTGGCATGGTCGATGTACGATAAAAAGACCACTGCCGACACCGCCGCAGGTTTTGGTGCACCCGCTGCTTAATTCTCAGCCTTGCTAAGTGTTGCCGTCAGGCGCTTAATCCGCGCCTGATGGTACTGACACATTGATTGAGAATAGTCTAATCCCGACTGGGCACGCAGCAAATATCTTTGTGCGTCCTCAAGCTCGCGCATAGCCACGACCTGTGGACTAGGCAAACGGAACATGGCTTTTATTTTTTCAAACATTTCAAACTCCTTTTTGGTGTCGGTATTGCTTGACCGCATTTCGCAGTCCTGCTTGGGTTGTGGCCTTTTCATCAAGGGCCAAGGCTTGAGCTTGATCCAGGGTGTCCTGCATCAAGATTCTGTGACATAAAACAGGCGCGCCCTGTCCTTGCCTGCGCACACGGGCATTGAACTGGTCATACAAATCCAGACTCCAGTTAAGCCCATACCACACAAGAATGTGGCCGTTCTTTTGGAGTCCGTCGATTCCATGACCCATTGATGCCGGGTGCCCAATCATCAAAACGCAATCATTGGCTGCCCATCGTTTCATAGCGTTAATCAACGATGCTTCAGACTTACACTCAGTCAAGTTAATTGGATCAAGTGCTTTGAACTTTTCCATGATCCTTTGAGCATCGCTGCGGTAGGCATACGAGCAAAGCACAGGGCTTCCTTGAGCCTCGTCAATGATTTCCTCAAGTGCATCCAGCTTTAGGTCATGGATTGGTTCCCACAAGGGCATCCCTGCAACTGGGTACATGGCACCGTTGGAAAACTGAAGACACTTGTTAGTTAAAGCAGCTTGGTTAAACATCTCAACTTCTTTGCCGCTGTCCAACGTCAAGAAAAACTCTTTTTCCATTTGGTCATACTTGCCGCGAAGCTCCTCGGGCATTTCGATATTGATGTTGTTAACCATCAAATCGGGCAACGGGTTGTAATCCTCGGCGCTCATCTCAAGTGTGATGTCACCAATCAGGTTTTTGATTGTGCTTTCTGTATCGTCGTAAGGCAGCTCTTTGAATGGTCCTATTTTGCGATAAAACCGAGTCTTGAAAGCTGTCTTACTGGTGCCTAAACGCTGCCCCTTATCAACAACAAGGAACTGACCATGCAGGTCTTTGTAACCGTTGGACGCTGGGGTGCCAGTCAATCCTGTCGTCCAGACAAACTTTTCTGCGATTTTGCGGAATGCTTTGACGCGCGCAGTGGCGCTGTTTTTCATCTTACTTATTTCATCCCAGACAATGCCGTTGAACGGCAAAGGCTTGTCTTTTTTGACAAAGTAAGTTTGCAAGGTTTCAGATAACCAGCCCAAGTTTTCGTAGTTAATAAGATACACATCCGCAGGGCGCAAAAGCGCACGGGTACGCTGATCCTTGGTGCCGGTCACCATACTGAACTTGATGTCTTTGGTGTGTTGCCACTTTAACGCTTCTTGACGCCAGACTAATCGGATAACGCGAATTGGCGCCACGATAACCACACCAGTCAGAAAACCAGTGTTGATCAAATGCGAGAGTGCTGTAAGCGTAATTACCGTTTTACCCAAGCCCATGTCCAGCCAAAGCATCGACTCGGGGTGAGTGCACTGGAAGTTAACAGCTTTTTTTTGATACTCGTGCAGTAAGTCTGGCGTCAGCATCCCATCACCATTAAATCAATCATCGTTTTTCCTTCAGTTACGTTATCAATTACAAACACATTTACTTTTTGTTGTCGGAGTTTGGCGTGCTCTCGTTCTTGAGCCACAGTTGCCTTCTGTCCTTCACGCTTAAATTCACAGAACCACATACGTCCATTTGGCGAGATGAACAAACGATCTGGCACAGCAGCCCGTGCGGGGCTGGTGAACTTGTACGCAAGCACACTCTTTGTCCTGGCGTATTCACAGACTCGGGCTTCAATTTGCTTTTCCAGCATGATCTTCCACCTCCTGGGCCAGTAGTTGCAAAAGATTATGCGTTTCCCATTTTGGGTGATCTTCTGCTGCCTGGCGCAACAATCGTGCGATTCTATGGCGCTCAATAGACCGGGTTAATTCCATCTGTGCCTCGTAGGCTTCAAGGGTAAACATCATCATGGTTTGGCTCCTTTGGTTATGCGAGTGAAAGACATAGCTTTTCCACTTCTCGAATGTAATAATCAAACTCAATCGGCAGCTTTCCAGCATCCCGAATGTCATTGCAGGGTTGCACACCCCACCCAGCTTCCACGCCGATCTTGCGCCAGTCGTTTGGCTTCTTAGCTAACGGGGGCATCCATTTGAAAAGATGGCCACCGTTTTTGGCAATATAATAGCGGGTAATGTTTTGCAACTTTTGCGGCTCTTGGCCAGGGTATTCGATAGCCAAGTGACTCGAGCGAGGCACTTTGGTGCGTAGCATGAAATCCATTACATCAGGCCAGCTTTCAACAGTCTTACGAATCGGTGCGCCTTCGATCAGGACCTTCTCTGCCACCTTGGCAATCACCAAGGCGCCGTGATTCTGGGACCAGTCTTGGTCATACTCGTATGCGCCCTTGCGCTTAACCTTGCCGTTGTCATATTCTGCCAAGTAGTTGTTTACATCCCGAATTGACATCCGCTTGTAGGTGGATTCTTCGAGCTGCAACTTAGTGGCGTTTTCCCACACCATGCGAGCAGCGTCCAGCATATCCTTGTTAACCCGTGGAATCGACACGGTCAGCCCGTCGGTATTTACCTGAAGCAAACGAAGCCCATCAATTTGCATCAATGCTTCGGCCAGCATACACAACAATAATTGCCCATTTAGAGTAATTGTCATGGTGTACAGCGGATCATAAAACACGCTGAACTGGTTGTTGCTATCCCCATATACGCCGTTAAGCGCGAGCTTTAACATTGCTGATTCTGGGGAACTTTTGGGGTATCCTTTTCGTTGCTCAAATAGCTTGGCATAGATGGCACAGAACTCTTTACCCAAGTGTGCGGGGAAGAACCCATTCTTGATCGCCAAACTTGGATAGTATGACGTGACATCCAAATCCACGATGACTCGGTCAATATCTGACTCGATGACTTCTGACGTAACTGACCCATGAATCCCACCCAATCCAAAAACAAAATCAAATCCATTGACCCGTGCACTTAGGTCGGTAAATACACCCTTGGTCTCAGTGATGCTTTGTGCCTTAAGCCAGTTCAGCATCTGAGTAAACGCAGGCGCTTGAAAATTAATCCAAGGCAGAATCGCATCCCGCAAATGAATCACAGGGCGCTTGGACTGACGAGGTGTGCGACCCTTGTCAGAATAGTCATAGCAGGTCACCTGAGCCTGTTCCAAACTCATAATGAAATACTCTTTGCCAATCTTGGTGTCGTTGTAATTCAACCAATCTCGGCCAGGATATAAGGCGCACAGCTTCTCGCGAAACTGAATCATGTCCTTGGTAAATCCCATGAACTTCTTGGTCTCGCTGACATCATGCTGATTATATTTCTTCAACACCTGGGCCTGCTCTTGAGTTAGCATGGTGCCCACAGGGAACGGCAGGTCCTCGATGCTTTCTGAGCGCATATTGAACTCCAGCATCTTTAGACTGGTTGAACGTGCGCGGTTGTCAAAGTGATGGATTTTGAACAAGTCAATCTGTTGCACAAACCGATCCGTAGGATTGACTTGGTGCATCCATCGACTGTCATCATCTTGCGCGTCAATGATAGCCTGAGCTTTTTGATACAGCGTGTTGGCATCGCTCTGACCCATTCGGACCAATGTGTGAATCACAGGGTAATCAAACCCGAGGTTGTTAAACCCGATCATGCGTGCGTCAGTATTCTTGAGATACTGGAGGAACTCCACGATCTGCTTGGAATCATTACGCCAAGGACTTATCTCAAACATCCAGCGCAGCGGGGCATCAGCGTGTTCAACGGCCAAGGTAAACACGTTTGGAAATGTTTCAATGTCGAATACATAATCGTTACTCATAACCATTACTCAAGAGGTGGGGTACTCGCTGCGTCTGCTTGTGGATGAACCCACATTGTTAGCAGCATCCGCTTTCCCCCATTAACTTAATTGCCGCCTAAGAACGAAGGAAGCCCTTGGAACGGTGCAGCAGGCATCGTTGGAGACACTGCACCAAAACCAGCAGCAGCACCGGCCACGGCACCAAACAGGTTTGATGCGTCAACAGAACCCTCGCCAAATGGCGTATCGTCCCCAGCAAATTGCACAGCAATCAGATCGCAACGGATGCCACGACCATGCTTGTTGTCTTGCATCCAAGGTTTGATAGCGGCATTGACGCGACATCCACCGTACATCTTGCGTGCAAGCTGCTGGTAAGCCATCGTGTTGCTGGGGTCAACGGGTGAGCCATCAGCCTGAATCATCTGGGGCTGCGAGTCACGGCCAGCAGTGATAAAAACTTGGCCAGCGTAACCATCGTATGGCAAGAATGTCTTCTTGTTGATCTTCTCGTTACCCAAACCGAAGCAACGGGTTTTACGATCATTCTGAATCATGGCCATTACTGTCTGAGCGTGATCCTTAAACTTCTCCAGTGCCATATCGGCATAGCGTTTCATAAACTGCTGAAATCCTGCATGGTCCTGCGGCATGATGAACTCAGCGTTGTAGCTAATACGGGTGGCGCCGGTGGCTTCATTCACTTGCTTCTGGGGTTCAGCAAGGTGAGGAAAAGACAAACGAACGCTAGACAGAAAAACGATATCGGACATGATAATTACCTTTCAAAGTTACGAGAGCCACGAGGGCAAGGATTCGGCAGCAGGTGCTACCTCTACTGCACTGAACATAGGTGCAGCATTTGTGATGACAGCGGGGCGGCTGTCAGATTCGGATGCAACGGTGAGCTTGCCAGCCATCTTAACGACATAGTCTTGCTCCATGCGTTGCAGTTGACGATCAGTCAATTGGACTTGCGTGCCGTCTTTTTTGAGCCAGGTGAGCTTTTCAGCTTTAGCAGGACTCACAAGTTTAGTTTCATAGATGGCGCCTTTGGGGATGCCCATCTTCACGAGCTTCTCGGCCATTTCATCTTCTTTGAGCGACCATGCTCGGGACCCACGACCATTAACCAACTTGAGACCAGGAATAATTTGCCCAGCTTTCATCCGGCGCATGGCCTCTTCTTCAACTGACTCGAGAAGCTGTCGCATCAAGGGGGCTGCTTCGATGATCTGACGAATCTGTGAATCGTCCATCGTACTGGGGTCTTTATCTGCGCTTTGCTGCGCAACATCGAGCGTTTGGATTACTGTGGGAAACATGACACCCATCTCTTTCATTACATTGCCTGCCAGCGCGGAGCATGACCCCTTTGCACGGCAAAACTTACACTGACTTTCGCCCGGTACAAGCGGCGCATCCGGTGCATCGGTTGCTTTGGCTTGAACAACCATTGTACCAATCATGTCCAAGATATTCTTGACCGGCACTTCGGAAAAAACTATCGGACTTAGGCCCCTGATAGCATTTTTCGGTTGAACAATTGTCATGCGAACAGTCTTAAACGGGTATTCAAGGTTCACGGGAATTTGAAACCCAGCCAACACACCCATCGCATACTGCTGCAACTGGTGATTATCCTCGGCGCTTACCGGATTCATGCCGTCCTTGTAGTCGATCAGCTCAATGGTGTCGCCACCCAGAAGCTGAACGTCAACAGTTCCACCCATGTCATCACGACCAAGTAGATACTTGGGGTCAACCCGGGTCTCGGCATACACTTCACACAGACCGTTGTAATCACTTACGCGACTGTGGATGTAATCAATCGCCACCTTTACCCGTTCGGCACGACCTTTGTCAACGGTAAACTCACCCTCATGGTCCTTGAACGTCAGACCAATCATGGGCAACGGGTTAGCCAAGCCAGTCTTGATGCAGTGTTCCAACAAGGTGTGGGTATGAGTACCGTCCACTGAGGCAGCACCGGACTCTTGCTCCGGGTACTTTGCTTCCTCACGAATAGACCCTGGGCACAAGGCCCAGCGGTTACGTTTGGAGGGCGACAGTTGAGCGTGTGCACTCATTTCAATGCTTCCACACCAGCTACCAACTGGGCGTAATGCTCGGGCTTCACATCGTTGATGTTTTGGTAACCCATGCCGGTCAGCACTGTCTGAATCTGTCCACCCTTTTGTGGACCAAGGGTCTTATAAGCGCCCATGACATAGTCGATCAAACCCTTGCTATCCGAGAACGGTGCAACAGCCACAGGTGTCGCCGGTGCGACAGTAACGGGTGTTACAAACACTGGGGGAGCAGGCATCACGGGTGCGGCTGCTACTACTGGAGCAGGTGCAACTTCAACTACCGGAGCTTGCACCTCGGGCGCAGCTACTGGTACAGTGCCAGACTCCAGCTTGGCGGTCAGGGCGATCACGGCGGCGGTTAACGCCTCAATTTTATTTTCGAGTGACATAAAGAGATTCCTTCTTAGGATTGGGTTGGATTACAAGACGATCATCAAGAAACGACTCGATGAGTTCTCGCAAGACATCAGACGGTTTCCCGTATCGTTCTGCCTTGCGAATGAACGCGGTGCGGACACGTTGGCTCACTCGAAGAGTGATGTGTGTGTCTAGTGTTTTAGGTAAGGACATTTTTGAAATATCTTTGATTGGATGAACATAAGTGTATCACAATCGGCTACAATTGCAACACATGATCAAAAATAATTTCAAAAAGAAAACCCCGGTACCTTGCGATACCGGGGCTAAGTCCATTCCAACCAAGAAGGTGTTGGCAACTACCAACGAGCATATTGTATGAACACAGCAACCCAAGTGCAACCCCATCCCGCATCAATTGACGCTTACATCCGACATGGGTGGAGTCTTGTACCAATCCCTGCTGGCACCAAAGGCCCTCGCACACAAGGGTGGAATCTGCGTAAAAACGCTCTGAAAACCCAAGCCGATTTACCACCTGGCTATGGCATTGGTTTAGCCCATGCGTACAGCGGCACGATGGCGTTGGACATTGACAACTGGGACGCCACTGTTGCACAGGGCATCGACATCAACGGTTACTACAACGCAGCCGATGCAGTGATCATTGAGTCGGGTCGACCAGGGCACGGTAAGCTGCTTTATCGGATGCCTGACGGGTTGTGCCTGCCCACTAAGAAAATCATGGTCAACAGCATCACCGCATACGAGTTGCGTTGCGCTACGGCTAACGGTCTCACTGTGCAGGATGTTCTGCCACCCTCGATTCACCCTGAGACAAACCAACCCTATCGCTGGGCAGGCAATGGTAATTGGACCCGCCTGCCAATGATTCCACAGCCCCTGCTTGACCTTTGGCTTGGGATGTTGGAAAACGACAAGACGCGCACGATTGCCACCGGCGAAGTGATGGACGCTAGTTGGGAAGAGATCGGTGGTGCATTAGCTCATATCAACCCCGACTGTTCACGAGAAGAATGGATCAACTGCGGCATGGCGTTGCATTGGGCTGGCAATCAGACAGACCAGCTCGACCAAGCACTGATGTTGTGGAATGACTGGAGCTTGCCGTCTGCAAAGTATCCTGGCGAAAAGGCACTCACCCAACAATGGAAGAGTTTTCGTTCTGATAAAGACAACTCCGTTAAGTTGGGCACCTTGTTTCACTTGGCCAAACAGTCCGGTTGGGTGCGCCCAGCTATTGATGTGTCCGACCTGTTCAAAAACACCGAGCCGCCCAAGATTACTCCCGACGAATTGATCTCTGGCCTGCGCCCTTTGCCACCTGACATGGATGTGGCGCTATGGCCTAAAGTGTTGTGCGACCGTGCTAACCAAGTGGCCATTGAGATTGGGTGCGATCCGTTGGTTCCCTTATTTGCTGGCCTGTCTGCCGTCTGTGGGGCGGTTGATGCACGCACTCGGCTTGAGTTGATGCCCAGGTTTAAGGTGCCGCCAGTTCTTTGGCTAATGACTATCGGAAACCCTGCGCTTAAAAAATCCCCAGCCTCCAAGCCCATGTTTGAAGTTCTGACTGAGTTGGAGATGGCCGACATCCCGCGCTACAACAAAGAGAAGCTGGAGTGGGAGGGGCGAGAGGCTGCATGGGCAGCATCACACAAAGCGTATCTGGAGTTCTCGGCCAGTCCCGAGGCATTGCTCGGCACCGACCAAGCCCCTATGGTTCACGATCTGCCCACCAAGCCCGTGCCCGTTCGGATTAAGGTCAGCGACATTACCAGTCAAAAGCTGGTGCGTGAGGCGGCAGACCGTCCCCGTGGGCTGATCTGTATTCTGGACGAGATGAGCAACTGGATAGAGCGAATGAAGAACCGAGCATCTGGTGAAGATCGTTCGGCTTGGGTTGTAAGCTACGAGTCAGACAGATACGAGATGGATCGTGTGGGGACTGGGTCAATCCGAGCCGAGAATATGGCCGTTGCGATTTACGGGAATGTCCAGCCTGAAGTTTTTGCACAAAGCAAAGCCTCTCTCGCAGCGGATGGCCTGTTACAAAGGTTTATACCAGCAGTGTTGCGCAATCGCAACTGGGGCATTGGTCAGCCTTTGCCCGATTTCATGTTAAACATTGAAGCGTGGAACAATGCAATTCGGATTGCCTATGCCATGCCGGTCACTACTTTTAAGTTGTCGCCAGAAGCATATGATGTGTTTCGCGAGTTCCAACAATGGTATGCGGACACCAAGCAGGATGAGATACTGTTGCATAGCGGCAACACTTTTCTGACAGCATTTGGTAAGCTCGAGGGTACGGTTGGCCGCCTGGCGCTCGTGTTTCACATCATTGAGAATCCCTTCAGCCCCACAGTCAGCGCAGAGCTGCTGCGCCGTGTAATCAAGCTCGTGCGCTCCTACATTATCCCAGTCTATCGGTATGCGTTTGACGACATTGGGGGCACATCCAGCTTTGATCAGTGGGTCATTGAATATGTGATTCAACACGCCGACAAGCAGATGGTTACACTGTCCGAAATCAAGCGTTCAGGCAGGCGCCAGCTCGAGGGGATAAACAATTGGGTGCAGGATCAATGGGTTCTGGGCGCCATGCAGGTGCTTGAGGACGGCAAGTGGGTAATCCGTATGGACGATGGCACTGGCGAGCATCGACACCACGCACAATGGGCAATTGACCCAAGGTTGACTACTATGTTTGCCGACCATCGCCGGTCAATTATTGAGGCCAAGCAGCGCCAGCTTAATGACATCTATAAGTTGTCACCCAAAGAAAAACCAAAGGTCTACGGTGCTAACCTTTTAGACGAATAGTGTGGGGTTACATTCTTTTCACAATTCAATTGTAGAATGTTCTGATGCTAATCAAACGGGCAAACCTCAAAAGTGCTGAATCGCAGAATACTTTATCTGCGCTTCAAGAGCTTTGCCTACCTTGGGATAGACCTCATGTTACAAATTCTGGCTGGTGGTGGATTGCTGTTGGTGAAGATGGTAGTCCGATTGCTTTCGCCGGTCTTATTCCTTCTACTCGCTGGGGTGATACTGGGTATTTGTGTCGTGCAGGGGTTGTTCCTGCTGCTCGTGGACAAGGAATACAGAAGCGCCTTATTCATGTCCGAGTCCGACAAGCAAAAGCTCAAGGGTGGCGGTGGTTAATCACCGACACTTACGAAAACCCGGCATCAAGCAACTCGCTGATATCTATGGGTTTCAAACTGTTTGATCCTTCGGTGCCTTGGGGTGCTAAGGGTACTTTGTACTGGCGACTAAAACTGAAGGACTGACTATGACTACCAAACTAACTGACGAGATGTTTATTGAGTTAATGCGAACCTATAAATCGGTGGGCATTATGGCTCGTGAAGTTGGCATGGATGTTCGCAGTTTGCAAAAACGAAAAGTAAGAATCCAGGCTAGAACCGGCATCAATTTTGAGATCGACACCCCGCAAAAACGAACCGTAGAAACCAATGTAGCATCCACCGCTCGCGTTAATCTTGGCATCGAAAACGGCACAATCATTGTCTTTAGTGACGCTCACTTTTGGCCAGGCATCCACACTACCGCATACAAAGGTCTGCTATGGGCGATTTCCGAGCTTAAGCCTAAGGGGCTCATTGCCAATGGCGATATTTTTGACGGCGCTTCGGTTAGCCGTTTTCCCAGAATCGGCTGGGATCAAACCCCTTCGATTATTCAAGAACTCAAAGCTTGCGAGATTGCTATGGGAGAGATCGAGGACACTGCAAAGCAAGCCTACCGCAAAGTTAAATTGATTTGGACACTTGGTAACCATGATGCTCGTTTTGAGAATCGACTCGCCGCCAATGCTCCCCAGTATGAACAGGTCAAAGGGTTCAGTTTGAAGGATCATTTCGACGCTTGGACTATGTGCTGGTCATGCTGGCCAACGGATAATGTAGTGGTTAAGCACCGATGGAAGGGCGGCATCCATGCCACCCACAACAATACAGTTAACTCTGGTAAGTCAATCGTGACTGGCCATTTGCATAGCCTGAAAGTCACACCATTTGCCGATTACAACGGCAATCGGTTCGGTGTTGACACTGGCACGCTGGCAGAGCCGTCAGGCCCACAATTCGAGAACTACTTAGAACAAAGCCCAACCAATTGGCGGTCGGGCTTTGTGGTGCTTACCTTCAAAGATGGCGAGATGCTATGGCCAGAGATCGTACACAAGTGGGCAGATGGCCAAATTGAGTTCCGAGGCCAGATTATTGATGTCTAGCTCCACTTAGCTAGCCCCGAGCTAGAGTCGACCCAATCGGACGGATCGTAAACACTGCCCCGCCAGTCATTCTGCCGAGGCGTTGCTTCTTCTGGCGGCCTGATTCTGGGTTCATATCCCCGACCATTGGCAATTGAGCGCCTAAAGCTCTCCGATAGTTTGTCGGACTTCACCGGCAGCGCGTGCAACTGTGAGTTAGGGTTAACCCTTAGTGCTTTCTTTTTGGTCATGCTTCCCTCGCTTTCAGCATTGCGTCTGCATATTGATACGAGTATTTAAGCACTTGTTCAGTTGTGGCGCCGCCAGCAAGCAGCCCTTGCATAGCCTTAGCCGCAAAGTAGTCTCGCAAACTCATGCCGTTGCTGTTTTGATTGCTAGGGAAAGCCTGGGGGTCGGTGTTCTTAGTCATAGTGGTGCATCCTCGAAGTTGTCCGGGTTGAATTTAGGTGGCTTGTGATCAACGGGAATAGGGGTTAAAGGGAATGGCCAAGTCATTTTGATTTATCCTTATAAAGGCGGCACGAGCCGCAGTCGGGCACGGTTTTCTTGGCCGGACTGTCCACCAGTTTGCCATAAAGATACCCGGCGGCCAGCGCAATCACGGCAGATAGTGCGAGTGCCTTGATGACATCCCAAACGATGTCGAGCAGGTCATATAGGTCGTCTTGAGTCATTCTTCATCCTTTTCATCAGCCCGGCTGTCTTGGCCGGTAGCGTATTCGTCCCTTAGCTTCTCGCGCAGGGCGTCAAGCAGGCCGCGCATAGCGTCATCAGGCGGTGCGGGAACCTTGGGGGTAGCTACCCTAGCCCGACCCGCTTGCGATCCCTCCAGCGGCGGAATAAACGATTCGTGCAGGTTAGGGGCCAGGGTTTCCACTACCCCAAGGACATAAAGCAGCCGGTTAGCCCCTGCACTGGGGTTTCGTTTGCCATGTAGCCACTTGTGCCATGTGCTAGGTGGCACGCCGAGATAAGCAGCGGCGCGTGCATCACTTAGGCCAAGGCGGTTAGCCAAGGCCACTAATTGTGGGTTCATTAAATATCTCCTATATGTCAAAAATGTAAACTAGCAGCAAGACAACAAAAAATAGCAAAAGGGTTGTCACTTGATCCCCCTATCGAGGATTTCTCGGAAATCGGTTACGGATTGCTCAAAGTTAGTAGCTCCCCCAATGTCATCCAAAACACCAATCAAAGTCTCAGCAGCCTTTTCTAGATCATCAATTCGGGCAAATAGTTTTGCAGCCAATGTAAAACCCTCGGCATAAGCTAAACGCTCCGCATCACTTGCGGGTAAAGTAGTCAAGTCAATCATGGTTCAATGCTCCAAAGTTGAAGGGTAGTCGGTACTATCTACTACTGCTGACAATGTGACAGTGTAAATAGTGTCAAGACATCTTAGCCGCTCATATTCCGAGCGGGCATTGTCTGGGTCGTCAAATGCTGACCAGTAGCTTCGATTGTTGTTTGTCATCCAGCATACGATGTACATGGTCACATTCTCCAAAAGTAAATAGCAAAGGGCACAAACGCAACAACGGCAAAGGCCAGGGCGCAAAGGATATCGTGAATTAGGGTTCGCATGATTTATTTCCAAATAATTAAAAAGCCTTGGCGTGTCCATCAATTTGCATGACGCGAATGCGTGAGAGCGGGTGCGCTCCGAGTTCGAATGCCAAACTACCAGCGAGTCGCGCATTAGCCGCCCAAACTACGGCGACAAAGGTCATGCGTTTGTTGCGTACCAAAAAAGCTTGCATGGTGTGTTCTCCTCAAAATTGTTGATAAACGATGCGGCCATTGTCACAAGTGCCACAGACAAAAGTGTGATCGGTTAAATAGTCAATCACTGCCAATTCACGCTCAAGGTCATCAACGCATCCGATCAAGTCAATAGAATAGTTCTCGGCAATGTTCTCAAAAGTGTCTTCGCAGTAGTCGCAACAGATGCCAATGACATCCAACTCCAACTCTTCACCAGTGTCTGCCTCCAATTGCTCAAAATGCTCATAGAGCGCAATCAGTGCCTCACGGGTGAATTGATCCTTGCGCCCGGCGTTCTCAAATGCGCGGATGAAGTCTGATTCGTAAATTGTTTGTTTCATGGTTTACCTTTCAAGTGTTACGGATTACAGTGACTCGCCGTTTTGTGCGAGTGAATGTATTGTAGCATCCATTTTGCCATTGTCAATAGATTGTGCCATTGTATATTTCTATCATTGTGCCATTGTCAATAGTTTTTCCCCAGTGGTTTCGGGGCTTCTTTGGGGGCTTGGATTCATCTGTGACAGATTGACTGAAACTCGGTATCCACCTACTCGAAAAGGGTGTTTTAAAAAAGTAGTCATTTTTCAAGGATTCCGCGCGGAGGAAAAAAGTCACACTCTGCCCAAAAATCAGGCATCTGTTGTTTTCATGCAACAATGATGCTTGAACCATTGGCACATTGTCACAAACACACCCGCTGCATCACTGTCACAATGGAGACAGTTATACATTGTCACAAGGTGAAATAGTCACCCACATTGTGACCATGTCAACGGGTGACAATGTACATTGACACCATGTCACAATTATTCACTGTCACATTGTCACACCTGATCCACGGCCACCCGGCGCTGCATTGCAGCATGGAATCACGGGCGCCGGGTGGCGGGGGTGCGGGGGGCAGAGGGCCGAGCGACTTGAGGCTGTCGTTGCGGAGGAATCACGAACCCCGTGAAAATTTTTTAGAATAATTTTGTGACAATGTACCCACTGATACTTGACACCCACATTCATCCCCTTTGTGGTAGCATGGAAGCACTATGGAAAAAGACACTCTCGAATCCGTAGGCGTGGATACTGTTGCACCCGTAGAAATCCCATCATGGTTAGCAGCAAGCCCGTCTTCACCAGCAGCCCCAGCCCAGATGTCACACAAGGCATCTTTGCGTGAACTCGCATATGCTCGGTTTGAAATGCTGTTCCCCCGAATCATGGACCGATTAGCCAGCGGCGCTGAGTTAAGCACCGCTTTGGGCGAAATTGACCTTGACTTGGATCCTGGCGCGTTTCGCCGGTGGATCAAAAAAGACCCTGAAAGACTGGCGACCCTTAAAGAATGCGAGGAGTTGCGAAGCGAAGCGTGGGCTGACAAAATGGTTCGTCATGCGCTGGGTGAGTACGAGATGGAGGATGTGCAGCGGTCCAAGTTGATCGTTGACACTTATCGGTTTCGTATCGCGGCTGATAACCGTCGCAAGTACGGCGAGACTAAGACGGTGGAGCTGGGTGGCACAATCTCAGTTCGGGCAGCTCTTGAAGCAGCGCACAACCGGATACTTGAAACCGAGATACTTGATGTGACCCCACGACTGGAGAACAACTGATGCAGAAACCCCGGTACTCGGCTGATGAAGAACAGACCATAATGACTCAGCTTTGGAGTCCGCAGCTTGCTAACGACCCAGAGATGTTTGTGATGTTCGTTTACCCGTGGGGGCAGAAGAACACGCCGCTGGCCAACTTCAAAGGGCCTCGGAAGTGGCAGCGCGAGGTGCTGCGACGCATACGGGACTTTATCCGTGATAACAAGGGCAAGCTAGACGACAACCAGTTGATCGAAGCGCTGCGCGACTCAACGGTGT